ATGGTTAGCGAGGTACAGATGGTTTCGGGTACGGCGGTCAATCTCTGGATGAAGCGGGCCGAGCAGGCGCGTCGCATTGCAGAGACGCTGTCGAGCCGGGATCGGGAACTGCTCTGCGACTACGCGCGCGAGTGCGAGTTTCAAGCGCGCTGGCTCGGGCGCTCGGAGGCGCGCGCCGCCTGAACGAGCGCTGCGCACGGCTCATCCGCGTCCACGGTCCGGTGTGGGCGGCCGGGCCGTCGTGCCGCCCGGGGTGATCGGCCTTCGAAGCTCGGCCCTTCGGCCGACGATTTTTGCTGTTGACAGGCCGGGAGAGAAACAGTACAAATCGGGCATGGTCGCGGTCGTGTCGCTGCGGCGCTAATCCTCCGGTCATATCCGAACTGTCTTTGTGCAAGTCCGGACGAGGCTGCGCCTTCGGGCGGCGCGCGGCTCGGCCTGACGCCGGACTGCCGCGTCAGTCCTCGTCGATGATGATCAGCCGACTCGGCTCGACGCGGCGGAAATTCGCGGTGCCGAGGACACCGTCGATCCGGCGCTCATCGTCCGAGAGCGGGAGCAGAACGCTCCTGAAGAGCACGACTTGGCCGCCGTGCATCGCCGAGCCGCTGTGGCTCAGCGGCAGGCGGCTCTCCAGCATCTTGTCGATGTAGTTCGTCGCCACGGCCAGGATCGTGCCGGGAGGGCAGTCCGTGACGCGCGCGCCGGACCGCCCTTCCCAAACGGGAATCTGCAGCGCCTCGCCGACATAGGCGAAGCTCGGCACCCCGCCCGAGTCGGGGATGTCGACGATGAAGCAGTATTTCCAGTCGGCGGCGATCTCCGTCGGGTCTATGTCGCGACGCGAGGGGAACTCGCGGTCTCCGCATGCGGCACGCCAATGCCGAAGCACCCGCAGCACCGCGCGCCGTTCCGTGGCCGCGGCCGGCGTCTTCAGATGCCGCACGACATTGGTTTCCATTCCGCCTCCTTCGGGCGAAGCCGCCGAGCGGCAGTCCGAATCGAGGCCGCATGTTCGCCAACAGAAGTTAATCCCGCGTTTCGGGACCGCGGTCCGATGCACGGCATTCGACCGATTCGGCACCGGGTTCGCCGCGCAGGCGTCCCGGACCGCTTCCCCACGGCCTCATCGATATTTCTTCGCATGGGAGACGAGTGCATGAACGACAATCGCGATACCGCCCCCGCTTCGCCGAACCTCGACGAAAGGGCACAGGAGGTCCTCGCCGCGCTGGAAACCGAGGACGAAGGGCCCGGCGGCGAGCCCGATGCCGGTCCAGAGGACCCGCCGGCGCCGATCAGCTGGTCGAAGGAGGAGAAGCGGCTCTTCGAGCAGCTTCCGCCGGAGCTCAAGGCCGTGGTCTCGCGACGAGAGGCGGAACGGGAGCGCTTCCTGTCCACCCGCAACCAGGAGCTGGCGCGTCTGCAAAAGGAGCTCGACGGCGAGCGCGCCCGCCTGGCGGGACAGCTCGATGCTCTCATCGCCGAGGCCGAGCGCGACCCGATCGTGGTTGAAGGTGCACGCCTCGACTGGGAGCGGATGCGCCGCGAGAACCCGGCGCTCTTCGCCCGGAAATGGCCTGCTTACCAGGAACGCGCGGCTGCGATCGAAGCGGCGCGGGCGCATCGGGCGCAGACGTCCGAGGCGGCCCTCGCCGAGCGGCGTCAGCGCGAGCACGCGGCGATCGCCGCTCGCCTCCCCGAGTGGCACGACGCGAGCCGCAGGGAGGCGATCGTCGAGGAGCTGCGCAGCTTCCTCGCCGGCGAAGGCTATTCCCCCGCCGAGATCGCGACGATCGACGATCACCGCAGCTTCCTCATCGCGCTCGACGCGATGCGCTGGCGGCGGCAACAGGAGGCGAAAAGAGGCCTCGCCAAGAAGAAAGTGACGCCGCCGCCGCGCACCCAGAAGCCCGGTGCGACAGACGACGAGGCGCCGTCCGCGAGCCGCCTCGCGGCGCTGAAGCAGCGCGCCCTCAAGACCGGCAAGCTCGACGACCGCGCCGCCTACGTCCTCGCCGCGCTCGACGAGGAAGCCTAGGCGGGGCCTTCCGCCGCGCCGCGAACCCGCGCGGCACCCAGCACACCGATCCCGCATCGACAAGTCCGGCCGTGCGGCTTTCGCCGCGCGACGCCGGCGCTCGCCCTTCGCCGAGGCCCGCTCATGCCGAAAATGCCCGATCACGACCTCAAGTCGCTCGTCGCCGAGCACATCCGCAATGCCGCCGACGCGCAAGGAGGACGTCTCGCCCAGGAGCGCGCGCTCGCCGAGCGCTACTACCGCGGCGACCGGCTCGGCAACGAGCTCGACGGGCGCAGCCAGGTCGTGAGCCGAGACGTGGCCGAGGCCGTCGACGCGATGCTGCCGTCGCTGATGAGAATCTTCGCCGGCGGCGACGAGGTCGTGCGCTTCGAGCCGGTCGGGCCCGAGGACGAGGAGGCCGCACGGCAGGCGACCGATTACGTCAACTGGATCTGGAACCGCCAGAACGACGGTTTTTCCATCTTCTATACCTGGTTCAAGGACGCGCTCCTCAAGAAGGTCGGCATCGTCAAGATCTGGTGGGACGAGGCGGACGAGGCGCGGCGCGAGACCTACGAGGGGCTCTCCGAGGCGGAGTGGCGCCTCGTTTCCGAAGATCCCGCGGTGGAGGTGATCGAGCATCGCGCCTACCCGGATCCGCTCGTGCTCGACGCGCTCCTGCCGGTTCGGTCGGAGGCGGTGGAAGCGCAGGAAACCGACGCGCCGGCGCACGGGAGCGGGATCGAAGCGGTCGTGCCGCTGGTCCACGACTGCATCCTGCGGCGCAAGCGTCGCGTCGGGCGGGTCCGCATCGCGCCCGTGCCGCCGGAGGAGTTCCTCATCGCGCGCGGCGCGGTCTCCCTCGACGACGCCGTTTTCGTCGCGCACCGCGTCAAGCGCACCGTCTCGGACCTCCTGGCGATGGGCTATCCGCGTTCGAAGGTGCTGTCGATCGAGAGCGCGAACGAGGCGGACTTCGCGTTGGAGCGCCTCCAGCGCTTCGCCGACGAGGGCGGGCTTCCGGCCGACGCGGTCGCGCTCGACCCCGCGATGCGTGCCGTCACCGTCACCGAATGCTGGCTCAAGGTCGACGCGGACGGCGACGGGATCGCGGAGCTGCGGCATGTCACGGTGGCCGGCGACGGCGAGCTCGTCTTGCTGGAAAATGAGGAGGCGGACGGGCATCCCTTCGCCGCGCTCTGCCCCAACCCGCTGCCGCACCGCTTCTGGGGGCTTTCGGTCGCGGACCAGACGCTCGACCTCCAGGTCGTGAAGTCGACGCTGTGGCGCGGCGCGCTCGATTCGATCTATCTCGCGAACGCGCCGCAGCTCGGCGTTCTCGAAGGCAAGGTCAATGTCGACGACCTCCTCAACCGGCGGCCGGGCGGGATCGTGCGCATGCGCGATGCCGGCGCGATCGTCCCTATCGCGACGCAGCCGGTGAGCGCAGACGCCTTCCAGATGATCGAGTATCTCGACACCGTGCGCGAGCAGCGCACGGGCGTCACGCGCTACAACCAGGGCCTCGACGCCGACACGCTCAACAAGACCGCGACCGGCATCCACGCCATCCAGTCGGCAGCGCAGCAGCGTCTCGAGCTGATCGCGCGGATCTTCGCTGAGACCGGCGTCAAGCGCGCCTTCAAGCGCGTCCTCGAGCTCGTCTCCAAGCACCAGTCGGCGCCTCACATCATCCGCCTGCGCAACCGCTGGGTCGCGATGGACCCGCGCGCCTGGTCGGAGGAGATGGACCTCGCGGTGACGGTCGGTCTCGGCACCGGCAACCGCGACCAGCAGGTGATGACGCTTCTGAGGCTGCTCGAGCTCGACGAGCGGATCGTCGCGCTCCAGGGCGGCGTCTCGGGCCCGCTCGTCACCGCGCGCAACGTCTACAACAAGCTCGTCAAGCTCGTGGAGGCGGCGGGGCTCAAATCGGCCGACAGCTACTACAGCGATCCCGGCACGGTGCCGCCGGCGCCGCCGGCCCCGCCGCCTCCCGACCCAGCCACAGCGCTCGTCGCGATGGAGCGCGAGATCGCGGAGCTCAAGGCCCGCATCGCCGCCGAGGCGGAAATCGCCAAGGCGAAGATCCAGGCGGAGGCGCAGATCGAGGTCGCAGAGATAAAGAGCGGCCACGAGTACAGCGCCAAGGTGCGGGCGCAGGATCTCGAACACGCGCGCCGCCGACAGACAGCGGAGCGACGGCCGTGAGCACGGAGGAGGAGATCCGCCGCGGCGAGCGTGCCCGCGCGCTGCTCGAGGACCCGCTCGTCGCCGAGGCGCTTGCCGCGCTCGAGCGCGCCGCCATCGACGAATGGCGCGCGACCGGCCCCGAGGACGCCGAGACGCGCGAACGCGCGTGGCTCATGCTGCAACTGGCGCAGCGGTTCCGCGCGCATTTCGAGAGCCTCGTTTCCACGGGCACCCTCGCGAGAGGGCGCCTCGCCGCGCTCGCGCGCGAGCGCCGCTTCCCCCGCTTCCGCTGACCTTCGCTCGAATTCGGAGAGACGTCGATGCGCCGCTCGCCGCGCCAACGCTACCCCTATTTTCCGGGGGACCACGATCCCTTCATCAGGCCGCTCGAGAGCACCGTCGCGGAGCCAAGGCAGCCTGTCCCGAACATGTTCCGGCTGCCGCCGATCGACCCGTCGGAGTATCGCCTCGCCGCGCTGCGACGGGTCTTGCGGTCGGCCGAGGAACTCTCCCGCGTCCTGCCGAACGAATTCGTGCTGCATGCCGATCCGGGCGGCTTTGAACAGCTTCCGTCATCCAGCGCGCCCGGTGTGGACCCCGGAATGGGCAACCGCGTCTTCGCGCATCTTTCAAACACGGGGATATCGCAGGACCAGAGAACGTCCGAGACGCCTGCACCGTCTGAACGCGGACTTCTGGCGGATCCGATCTCGTACTCGAGGCGCGGTGGGGTTCTACAAATGCGCCCCGGTTCCGAGTACGTGGACGAGAACGGAAACTTCGAAAGCTCGAGGGCGGTCGAAGACGACTGGAATCTGCTTACGGGCGACAGAGTAGGCAGAGGGATTCCGCTCGAGCCGGGAAGCACCATTGCCGAGCGCTGGGCCGCGGCCCGCCGGGACCGGCGAACCACTTCGTCCGACTTGCCGGACACCTATTCGGACCAGCGGGATCGAGCGATCGGTGCAGCCGAACGCTGGAAGGACCCGGTCAACGCCATTCTAGAAAACGGTGTTCTGGCCGCTCAGCACGCTTATCCCTTTATCGAGCGACAACTCCGTGGCGGGCTGAATACCGTCGAGGCCTTCCTCAGGATCCCTGAGCTTCTCGGATTTTCAGGAAACGTCGCGACTCGCAAGGATGCGATCGAGGCGGCTGGCAAGAACGCGGACGCCATAGCGAGCTTGCTGCCGCTCCCAACGGGAGTCCCGCCAGCACCGGCAGCTTCGCGAATTCGCGGCAGGGCACTTCCGGATGTTCGAGAGCTGCCGCAATTCGAGTTGCCGTTTTTCGAACGACTCGGGGACGCCGTCCCCAAGGACATGCGAGATCAAAGGTCACTTATTCCAGGCGTTCGATCCGAGCCGACAGAGGCTTGGCTGTACCATAGCGCCGAATCTACTCGGCAGTTGCTGCGACTACTCTACCCCACTCATCCCTTCGCGTTCGAGCTTCCCAGGTTCCTGACCTTCGGTGACCTCTACGAGATCAACAGAGCCTATCAACTTAGTCGCCGGCCGAAGTCACTTGATCGCCAGTCGGAGCCACCGAGATTACGACTAGGGCCTCAATGGCCGGGCCATCATTGGGCCATGGACAAATACGGCCGTGAGTTCCACGAGATAGGAATGCCACGGTGGATGCGCGACCTCTTCCGCAACTTCATCATGCGAAACGAGCACAACACGCAGCTGCATCGAGAGCTGAGCGAATGGACTGAAGATTTGCTCGGCTACAGGGGTTTAACGACCGACAATGCTCTCGACAGCTTGCGCGACTTCGTCTTCGAGAGAGGCATGTGGATCACGCCCTGATCAGGGTATCCAGCGGTTCGTATTGATCCGCGTGAGCAGTCTGGAGGCCGAACTTGCCGCGACTGGCTTGGCTGAAGCGGCAGTCCGATCCGCCCTCATACGATTGCTAACCCGCTGCACCCGTTTCGGGTCAGCAGCATTCCGCCCGGGCCGAACCTCTCGCGGGCCATCGGCGAAGGGCTTCCTCACCTTTCACGGCAAGCGCATGACGTGCGGCTCCCACCGGCTCCGTTCCGGAGAGCGGGCGCGCGGCGCCGAGCCGTTCCCGCAACGATGCGCGCCGCCAGCGCGCGCCCAATCGAAAAGGAGCCAACATGGCTGTCATTGCCAACACGTATCTGACGTTCTCCGCGGTCGGGAACCGCGAGGACCTCGTCGACACGATCTACAACATCAGTCCCACCGACACGCCGTTCCAGTCGATGATCGGCAAGGTGAAGGCGACCGCGGTGCTGCACGAGTGGCAGCCGGACGCCCTGGCCGCGCCCGCCGCCAACGCGCAGCTCGAAGGCGACGACATCGACACCTTCAGCGCCGTCGCGCCCCCCTCCCGCGCGCAGAACCGCTGCCAGATCAGCTACCGGAACGTCATCGTCTCAGGGACACAGGACGCGGTTTCCAAGGCGGGGCGGAAGCAGGAGATCGTCTACCAGCTCATGAAGCGCGGCAAGGAGCTCCGGCGCGACATGGAGTTCATCCTGACGCAGAACCAGGCGCCGGCGGTCGGCAACGCCAGCACGCCGCGCCAGCTCCGCCCGCTCTGCGGCTGGTACGCCACGAACGCGCTGCGCGGCGCGGGCGGCGCCAACGGGACGCCTACCGCGGCCGCGGTCGACGGCACGCAGCGCGCCTTGACCGAGTCGATGGTGAAGGAGGCGATCCAGTCCGCCTGGACGCAAGGCGGCGATCCCGACTACCTGATGTGCGGCCCCTTCAACAAGACCGTCATCAGCGGCTTCGCCGGCAATTCGACCCGCATGCAGGACACGAGCGACAAGAAGCTCGTCTCGGCGATCGACGTCTACGTCTCCGACTTCGGAACGCACAAGGTCGTCGCGAACAAGTTCAGCCGCGACCGCGACCTGCACGTCCTGACCAGCGAGCTCTGGGCGATCGCCTATCTGCGTCCGATCCAGTCGGTCGATCTCGCGAAGACCGGCGACGCCGAGAAGGGGCTCGTGCTCGCCGAGTACACGCTCGAGGCGCGCAACGAGGCGGGCTCGGCGATCGTTGCCGATCTCGCGACTTCGTAAGGCGGGCTCGGTCTAGAACGAAGGCGGCGCCTCAGGGCGCCGCCTCCCTTTTTGGAGGATCCGACATGAGCAAGGGTTTCATCAGCGTCGCCGCGAGCGGCGTCGCGATCACGACGGGTGCGGCCTCCGCGGTCGCGGCGATCCCGAACGATGCGAGCGGAAACCGGGCGCGGCGTGTTCGCCTCCAGGCGCTCGCGGCATGCTACGTCCGGCCGGGCTTCGCAGGTACGACCTGCACGACGGGCGATCTCCTGCTGACGCCCTACGAGGCCGTCCTCCTCGACGTCACGCCGTTCACGCACATCGCGCATCTGCAAGAGGCGGACGGCGCGGTGTTCGTCATCACGCCGGTGGAGGGCTGAGCGATGCCGACGCGTCGCTTTCTCGACAACGTCGACGGTGCGGCGGAGTTTCTCCTTTACGACGAGGCCGAGGATCGCTTCGCCGTCGAGAGCGTCGCCGACATCACCTCCGTGATCGAGCGCAACAAGGCGCTGTTCACGGCCGACGACGGCGGGTGGTCGCCGACACGCGAATGGCGGCGCGTCGCCTCGTTCCCGCCGATCGTCATCGAGATCTTCAAGCGCCGGTGGGGCGCCGACCCGCTCGCACGCGGCAACGAGGCCCTGCTTCGGCGACTCCTGAACGAGCCGGAGCTGAGGCACTTCCGCACCGCGCCCGGCACGGTCTAGCGACGCCTATCATGAGCGAAGCCGCTCACCCCTTCGGGGAACTTGCCGGCGCCGCTCGATGAGGAGAGTTTCAGCGCGGCCAAGATGAGCGACGCGGCTTCGTGGATACCATGAAAATCGATCCGGCCGCCCGCATCGAAGCGTTGCGCGCGGAGGCGAAGGCACTGCGCGGGCTCGCCGCTGCGGCGCGCTCGCAAGGCGTTCGCACGCTCCTCAACAGCGAGGCGGCCGATCGCGAAGATCAGGCGGACGCGCTCGAGAGTTGGCTGAGAGCGGGCGGGCGCAGCGCCAAGTAAGCCGCCCTCGGGCCGGAACGCGGCGAGGCGGCTGAATAGCGACACATGCGAGTACCGGCCAGCGCCTCCTTCCGAGGCGATGGGCGGACGCTGCTGACTCAAGCGACAGGAAACGAGATGCCGATAAGCAACTATGCCGAGCTGCAAAGCGCCGTCGGCAAGTGGCTCGCGCGGGACGACCTCGCCGAGAACATCCCCGACTTCATCGCGCTCGCCGAGCAGCGTCTCTTCTACGGTGCCGAGGACGCGAGCTTTCCGTCGCCGGCGCTCCGCATCGCCGCGATGGAGGCGACGACCGATCCCGAGAGCTACGTCACGGTGCCGGGCGAGCCCACCCTGCCGCTTCCCGCGGGTTTCCTCGAGGCGCGCGCCATCGTGCTCGCGACCGAGCCGAAGACGCCGCTCGACCTCGTGCCACCGCGGCAGCTCGCGTCGGCGGCGGGAGCCGCGGGCCGGCCTCGCTTCTACAGCTTCGAGGGCGAGGCGATCCGCTTCGCGCCGACGCCCGATGCGCCGTACGGCGTCGAGCTCGTCTATTACCGGCGCTTCGATCCGCTCGCAGTCACGCCGAGCAACTGGCTCCTGACGAACGCGCCGGGCGTCTATCTCTACGCCGCTCTGCTCGAGGCGCAGCCGTTCCTGATGAACGATGCCCGGCTGCCTCTTTGGGCCGCGATGCTCGGGGCGGCGACGCGCGCGCTTTCCGAGGCCGATCAGCGCGCCCGCTGGAGCGGGCAGATGCGCCTTCGGATAGACGGCCCGACGCCCTGACGGACAAGGAGGGAGACGATGTTCCTTCCGGTAACGGCGTTCGCACCGGATCTGCCGGCGCGCGCAGGCGCATCGGCGCTCGTCCGCAACTGCCTTCCACGCACCGCGGCGAGCTACGGGCCGATGCCCTCGCTTGCGGCCTATTCGGCGCCGCTTCAGGCACGCTGCCAGGGCGCGCTCGCCGTCCAGGACGCGGCCGGCAACGTTTCGGTCTTCGCGGGCGACGCGACGAGGCTCTACCGGCTCGGCGCCGGGTCCACGGCGTGGACCGACGTCACGAAGCCCGGCGGCTACGCGACGGCTTTCGAGCAGCGCTGGTCAGGGTTGCTTTTCGGCGACCGCGTCGTGATGACGAATTTCGCCGATCCGATCCAGAGCTTCCGGCTCGGCGGCGACTCGGCGTTCGCCGACCTTTCGCCCGATGCGCCGCGCGCTCGCCATCTCGCGGTCGTGCGCGACTGGCTCGTTCTCGGCAATACGTTCGATGCCACGGACGGGGCACAGCCGCAGCGCGTCTGGTGGAGCGCGATCGACGATCCGACGAGCTGGCCCGCCCCGGGAACCGCTGCCGCAGCGGCGGCGCAGTCCGATTTCCAGGATCTCGTCGGCGGCGCAGGCTGGGTACAGGGGATCGTCGGCAATCTCGGCACCGCAGATGGAGCTGTGTTCCAGGAGCGCGGCATCGTCCGGATGAACTACGTGGGGCCGCCCGCCATCTTCGCCTTCGCCACCGCGGAGGGCGCACGCGGAACGCCGGCGCCAGGCTCGATCGCCCAGCTCGGCACCATCGTCTACTACCTCGGCGAGGACGGGTTCTACGCCTTCGACGGCTCGGCCTCGCACCCGATCGGGGCCGACAAGATCGACAAGACCTTCTTTGCCGATCTCGACCAGCAGCATTTCGGACGGATCACGGCGGCGATCGACCCCATCAACAAGCTCTGCTTCTGGGCCTATCCGGGGGCGGGGAATGCGGCCGGAAACCCGAACCGGCTTCTCGCCTACAACTGGGCGGCCGATCGCTGGTCGCTCTGCGAGATAGAAACCGAGCTCCTGCTCCGCTCGCTTTCGTTCGGCTATTCGCTCGATGCGCTGGACGCGGTCGCCCCGAGCCTCGACTCTCTGCCTTTCTCGCTCGACAACCGAGCCTGGACGGGCGGGCGCGTGCTCCTCGCCGCATTCGATCCGATGCATCGGCTCGGCTACTTCAGCGGCGCTGCGCTGGCCCCGACCGTCGAAACCGCTGAAGCCTCGTTCGACGGGGCGCGACGCATGGTCGTGACGGGAGCGCGCCCGATCGTCGACGGCGGCACGCCGTCCGTCGCGATCGGCGTGCGCGAGCGGCCGATGGACGCGGTTTCCTTCGGCGCCGAGATCGCGGTCGATGCGCAGGGGCGTGCCGCGCAGCGCGCCTCCGGGCGCTTCGTCCGGGCACGCATCACGATGCTCGCGGGCAGCAACTTCACGCATGTCGCCGGCGTCGAGCTCGAGGCGGTGCCCGAGGGATCCCGGTAACGCGAGAGGCGCGCCGAGGCGGCGCCTTCCGAGTGGAGTAGCGAACGATGAACGGCGGACGACGCCTAGGCTTCGAGACGGTGCCAGAGCTGCACGCCAATGCGCTCGAGCATCGCAGGATGCTCGCGCGCGCCGTCAATCGGCTCACGGCCGGAAAGTTCAATGCCGCGATCGACGTGCGGCTCGAAGCGAACGCTTCCGAGACGCCCGTGACGGATCCGCGCATCGGGCCGGGAAGCGTCATCCTCTGGATGCCGCGCACGGAATCGGCGAGCGCGGCAGAGCGTGCGGGCATCTGGGTCAGCGGTCGTACCAAGGGCGGCGCGACCCTCAACCACGCGGCGAGTCCGGCGCCCGATCAGGATTTCACGCTTCTCATAATCGGCTGAAGAGATGCTGATTCTCGACGGCGTGCCCGCGGCCGCGGTTCCGCGCGTCTGGCCCTTCGCGCGGCCGTTCGTCGAACGAGCCCTCGCCGAAGGCGGCGGGCATTTCCTCGCCGACGATGTTCTCGCCGCGCTGGAAAGCAGCGAGATGCAGCTCTGGGCGCTGTGGCGCGAGGGCCGCATCGTCGGCGCGCTCGTGACCGAGATCGTGCGCTGGCCGCGGCGCTCCGTGTGCCGGCTCGTCCTCGCCGGCGCCGAGGACGGGCTGCGCGAGGAGTGGCTGCCCTGGCGCGGGGCGATCGAAGCCTGGGCGCGCGCCCATGGCTGCGCGGCGATCGAAATCTACGGACGCCCCGGCTGGGCGCGGCTGCTGCCCGGCGCCCGGAAGCGGGTCGTCCTCGAATGGGACCTCGATGGAGAAGGAGTGACGAGATGAGCGGTGGCGGCGGCGGCAGGCAGACTCAAACGACGCGTGCGGAACCCTGGTCGGTGCAGGTGCCCTATCTCTCCGAAATCTTCGGCCGGGCGCAGGCGCTCTCGAACGTGCCGACGACGTACTATCCCGGCGCGACCTATGCCCCTCCCTCCTGGGAGACGCAGCGGGCGCTCGAGCTGCAGCGGGAGCGGGCGCTCGCCGGCTCGCCTTTGAGCGCGTCGGCCTCGAGCCTCCTCGGCCGCACGCTCGACGGCGACTTTCTCGGCGGCAATCCTTACCTCGCCGCGGCGATGGGCCGGGCCGCCGACGCAGTGCGTCCGGTGCTGGACGCCCAGTTCGCGGGCGCGGGGCGCTACGGATCCGGAGCGCATGCGAGGGCGCTCGCCGGAGCGCTCGCCGACGCAGCGAGCGACATCGCCTATCGCGACTACAGCCAGGAGCGACAGAATCAGCTCGCAGCGCTCGCCGCCGTGCCCGAGCTCGCCGCCGAGGACTACCGCGACATCGCGCGGCTCGCGGAGGTCGGCGCCGCGCGCGAGCAGGCGGCGCAGCAGGAGATCGACGACGCTCGCGCACGCCACGATTTCGCGCAGATGGAACCCTGGGAGCGGCTCGCCCGCTACGCCCAGCTCGTCACCGGAAATTACGGCAGCACCACGACGGTGGCGATGCCCACCCAGCGGCGGCCGCTGGGCGAGGGGATCCTGGGCGGCGCTACGGCGGGCGCCACGCTCGGCAGCAAGATTCTCCCCGGCGTCGGCACCGGGATCGGAGCGCTCGCGGGCGGCCTTCTCGGCGGCCTCTTCCGCTGA